AAGTATATCAAAACAGATCCCTTAACATCTTCAAACCAGACTATCCAGATGGTCTCAACATTACTTTAATATTTAGTTAAGGTCGATTGTTGAACCTGTCTTTTTATTAGCACCTTGTACCAGTTCAGTCCAGCCGTCAGGCTCAATGTTTGCCTGGAAGGACTCAGCGACCACAAAGACGCCCTTGCCTGCTTCAATGTTAACATTCTTTCCCGACTTAATATTAATATCATGCTCATCGCTTTGTGTTATCAGATTAATGTCTCCCTTGTTTACTTGTATGGTTACATTGGCACCTTCACCTACCTCAATGTTATAGTTATTATCATTACTGCGATCCTTGTTGACAAATACAGTTACACCAGCGTCTACTGTATGACTCTGTGACCCTTGTATATGTGTGTAATCATTATCTGAAATGATACTGTAGTTCTTTTTCTTAACTCTTGTGACCTTACTACCATCGGGGAATATTTCATACCCGCTGCCCGATGCGTGGCGCTCATGAATCCGCTCCTTGCCCGGCGTGTCGTCCATTTCACGGACATGTCCTCCTTCGCTTTCATACACATGGTTGTATGGATATTCGGCGGCATATGGAGTTGTGGGCTCTGACCATTTGAGTCCATAGTCAAGGGCAACGGAGCCCTGCCCTGCAATCGTATCAATACTATCAATGTCTGCAACACTCACACCGATATCAATGTCAGCCTTCCGAATCGTCAGGCTGCTATGGGGGTTGTCATCATCACCCACAGCCAGCCGGTTGACATCTGTTTCTTTATACTTGGGGTAATTCGCATGGACATAGTCTTGAAATCCCTTGCCAGGGTACTTGTCGTCATCTTCATTCTTCTCAATCTTTGTAGGGAGACTAGAGGGAACACCAGGTAAAGTTCCCATAATGACAGCCTCTTGGGCGGCGCCACCATCTCGAAAATATCCCATGACCCAGCTGCCTTCGACCGCCCCTAGCGGGGACTGTCCCACGCCGCTGACAGTTGCACTCGTAATAGGGTTCATCACATGGCTCCATGGCAGGCTACTAGTGGGCAGTTTAATCATATCTTCTGTATGATAGCCCAATGCCCTCACTCGTAATCGCCCAAGGAACTTTGGGTCCAGGCGGTCTTCAACAACCCCCACGAACCAAACGAACCCATCTTTGCCCATAAAACTTCCCATAATCTTTTAATCTCCTTTAAATTTTTCCGTGACCATGCACACTTTATCGAACTGGGATTCCTGCATTAACCCCATTTAGTTTGTATGCAAACTATTATTCAAATACCTCATAGAATACTTTGTATACAAACTGTTTTTTGTTCTAAACTTATGTTTTATCTGCATTATTTTCCTACGCTGAACCATCCCGATCCATCGCCTTACTCACACAATTACAATGAGGACAGCTGGTTTCTTCCTTACAATGACACTCACTGCCACACTCTAAACAGCAACTATTCTTGTCCATCACCACCGCCACAGTAACAACTTATACAATGACAATTATCTTCCTTGCATTTGTCATTATCTTCTTTACAATGACATTCATGGTTACACATATTACATTTACTCATATTCTTATATCCCCCATAGTAGATGTATAAACAGGACAATGCCACATACTGCAATGCCTATGGCAGCCCAATCTATATTATCTAACAGTTTAATCTCTTTATTATTCTTTTTCATTAACTTACTAGTACCATCCTGCTGCAACCCCATATCCAAACACATTAATGATAGCAAAGTATAATGTTAGTAGACAGACCCATGCAGCTCCTCGTCTGTATGCAGCATAACATTGAGTACTACTCCCGATGAAAAACAAGGGGTAGATGTTCAGCATATTTGGGTCCCTTGCAGTTAGTGCTAATGTTAAACTAGCGGCAACAGTAAAGATAAAACTGACCATTTCAAAAGAAAAGGCAACCTTATCCGTCATATAACTTCGTATCCAAAATTGTTTCATTAACTATATCCATCCTTAATAATATATTCTACTATTTATAATGATGGGATGTAAATCTGATAATGTGGAGGGGAACTGGGAGGAGACCTGCTGGGTGTCTATGGAAAAAATCCTTGTATTGTCTGTGGGATATGAGATATTGGTTATAGACTAAAAACTGTGGAATGTCAAGCGTCTTATTTGCTTGACTTGTTTCGGTGTTTGTGTTATATTACTGTCCGTAGTATTCTTCGTAATGTTCGATCCAAGAGGCGACTCGTTCATAGAACCACTCTTTTCCATTATATCCTACGAATCGGTTAACTTCTGCTTGACTTTCCGTGTCAAATATGATAAATGTGGGTGTTCCCTCTATCTTCTGAATACGCCCTTCTGCATAAGCAATATGGAACCATTCAGGTATGTCGGCATTGTCAATGATAGTTAATGGCAGGGTTTCTGCATATGTTGTCTTATTATAGTATGGTGCGACTTCCTCATTAAATTTGATACAGTATATGCAGGAACTAACGGAAAACATCAATAATTCGTATGCTTTTAACGGTAATGAAAGGAATAGTAGTGTGAATAGTATAGTTAGGAATTTCATTATTCTTGATGACCTGATGTTTTAACCTGACTTGATTTATTTCTTTCTGCTTGGTCTTTACTGTATATATTAATTACCTGCGATTTTGTATTCCATCCACTAGGTGCACCAGGTCTTCCATAATGTTCTGGTGGGAATGATTTTCTAGGATCATCATATTTAGTATAGGTAGAATCTTTTACACAATCCAATGATTGAACATACTCCTCCTCAATAACACGATGGCGTAGGTTTGTTATGACATATCGCCCAGCATATCTACTATCATATGTTGTCCCTCTTCCTTCACCACCCTTGTCAGGTTCCATTGTTCGTAATTGAAAAAATATCACATCACCTGCTTGCAACCAAGAATGTCCACTAACTTCCAAATGCAACTTTATACCATTTCCCACAGAATTTAACTGTGTTACTCTTGTTGCTTCTGTGTGACCTGCATCCTCAACATCTGTCCCTAAAGGTCCTGTCTCCTTGTTATGCAAATATTGTGTTGTGGGTTGAAGTGTAACAAAACTTTCGTCATATTCACTTACACTTTTTTGGTCAAAATCAACAGGAACATCCATAATAGGGTACTTATTTGCTGAATTTAAATCAGCGTGTTGATGATCCGCATAATGAGCGTGATAATTATATTTCTTTATGTCGTAGGACTTGTCGTATATATTATGAGTAATAACACGGTGTGCATATGTTCCCATTGCTTGTTGTGCCAAACTATCATAATTATTGACAAAACTATAATTTCTAACTGCTTCCATGTTTTTTATAGCAGCATCTCTTGCCCCTTTTATGGGGTAACTATTGATTTGAATATTACGCAGCACATAATCAAATACTGCTGCTACTTTGCGAGGAAACTTACCTTGGGTCGCAACCATATTTTCCCAACTGCGAAAATAATATCCCTTTGTTGTTTCATAGAAGTAATATCCCGCACCTTTAGTATTTTTAGATAATGATTTTGATGCTATAAGGTTTACAGCATCTAATGGGCGCATATTGGGTATGACTATGGTCGTTTTATTGCGAGTTGGTTCGTAATATAATCTTTGTCTGCAATCCAAGTAACTTTTGTCGGTACATATATTCGCAACAGCCTCATGGAGTGGACCAGTATACGCTTGACTTACTTTAGTTCTTATGTTACGAACCATCCCCTTTGAACAAAAATGAAGTACATACTTTATAATACCTTCAGATATTTGTTCTCTATTTGATAATTTGTATATATGAAAGGGAATACCTGTTTTTATTGAAGCATCTATAACTCCATCCTTATCATTACCTACACCAGGTGTTGATAACTTAAATGCAATCCTTTCTGTTCCTTGTAGGGGTAATCTTGCAATAAGATTTAAGGTGTCCGTTATAACTACAGAACCTGTAACTGAATTACTGTATATACTTTCAAATATATTCAATTCAGCAACCAATCGTTTTATGTCAATAACATTTCCATCATTCCCTATCAGATTAATGCTGTCAAGGTTATAATCTCCAGCAAATTCTGGACTATCTGGATGTCTGTTTTTCATTATAATATTATTCCTGTATTAAATGTTCAAATTCAGATACAAATATGTTCAAATATCGTGGTTCTAGTAATCTAATTTGTCGTATTCTGTCTTGCTCCCTTTGTTCGTATTCTCTATTAGTTACTGCTGTTGCACCTGAAGCATCTGAATTGACTTCCACTAAATGTGAATTATCCCTTGAACTTGTTGGACCACTTGTTTGTGATATTTCGTAATGGTGTACAGAATCAATATTCCCAATGCCATACTTGTCTTCCAAATGTAATTGAAATTGAGGTTGTGTTAGCGGCCATCCATAATATCGGTCTGTTATATTATTTGTCATTAGTATAACCCAATGAAATTCTGTATCACCAAACCACTTAAATGCAACCTGTTCAGGTGTTTCTCCCTCTTTCACATCATAGTTATCGAATATAAACATACCATTTCTGATATTTGCTCGTAATTTTACTCGCCTTAATATGTCAGGGACAAGTTTGTATACCTCATCTCCCTTAATATCATATACCATACTTGGAAATCGTGCAAAATACATATTAGTAACCTTGGTCTATTTTTTCTTTAGTAATCATTTCTGTTTCTTTAAATGTCAAAGCCATTGTAATATGGACTGGTGAACCATCAGCATGGGAACGAACACCATCTGGAGTATAATTCACTTTACAATCTGACAAAACACACCTTGCAATCTTATTGAAATAATCATTTTCAGTTGCTTTACCATCTTCTGCTTGATACATATAATGGATATCAAATTCTGACGGTAATGTTATGAAACGATTATGGTCAGCCCTTAATTCAGGTGCCATATGAAATCTGAATAACTGTATGATCCTTTTTACATCATCTTGTTCTCTTTCATTACGAGGAACAAATGTAAAGTTGTATGTAAACTCTCTCATATTAACTTTATCAAACAGCACTTCCATATAAGGATTATCTGCTTTAGCAAATGCTTTATTGAATAGTTCCTCACCACCTTCTGCATTTGCAATAAATTCTGCTGCACTCATCAACGCTTTCTTTGTTGCATATTCAACAAAACCAAGAGATGAATCAACAGCAATTTCTGCAATTTTACCCATATCTTGATTTTTGAATGCCTGATATCCCTTTAAGCCTGATGCTGCTAAAAATCCTAACATTCCAGTTTGATGGTCATTATAAGTTGCTGTATAAGAATCTTCAATATTTGGTGGTAAATACAATGCAACTGAATCTTGGATTCTTGTTGTTTGATATTGGCTAAATTGACTTCTCAAAACACTAGCTATACCAGACGAAGGTAATTGTGGATTTTGGTACAAGTCTTTCCCATCACTATCAAGTTGTGTTCCTACACCATTTGCTACCATACGGTTAGCATATTCAGCTGTTTTTGAATCCTTCATATCAACCCAATGTTCTTGCATAGTGCCCGCAGTTCCACTTCTGCTTGTATCGAATAATTTTCGCACCTTACCACCAACTGACTTGCCCTCATTACTAATATAACGGTATTTTGTTACATTTTGAACATTGACATAAAATAATATATAATGGCCATTCTGTGCAAAATTTGCCATATCACTAGGATAAGATAACATTGTAAATCCAAATGGGTCCTTATCCATAGGCATTAACGGATTAGTATTAGCCATTTCTATTGGTGTATTTCTCTTTGAATATTTACTTTCCGCAATAGGTGATCCTATATTATACCTAGCGCCAGATTGTGAAGTGTAAATTGCCATTGTTATCCTTATTTAATAAATATTATTATAACTATTTATATGACAATGAGAGATACACCAATAAAATACAAAGGTAAATATACACCAGAGAACCCAAGCAAGTATAGGGGTAATGTGAATAATATTGTCTACCGTTCAATGTGGGAACGAAGATGTATGAAATATTTTGATGGTAATGCAAGTGTTCTGAAATGGTCAAGTGAGGAGTTAGCAATACCCTATTATGATACTGCCACAAAGACAATCCGTAGATACTATCCTGATTTTCTGATTACTGTTAAAACGACTAATGGTGAGGAAAAGACTCATCTTGTGGAAGTCAAACCCTCTAAAGAATTGAGACCGCCTGTTAGAACCAGGGGTAAAAAGAAAACTACTGTATTATGGGAAATGAAAACCTATCAAATGAATCGTGATAAGTTTGCTTCTGCAAGAAAATGGTGTGATAAGAGGAATATTTCTTTTGATATTTGGACAGAGAAACACTTAAAACAAAAAGGATAGTTATTTCTTATTCATACTGTTGATTAATTCAAATGCGACTTTCACTTTTTCTTTCAATACGATTATGTCACCGTGCATTTTTGCAAGGACAATTACCAATGTAATGAACCCCAAGAATAGAGGCCACATCTTCATTAACAATCCAAATATTTCTACTGTATCCATATTAATTATCCTCTATTAAACAAAATTATATTGATTGACTCTGTTATTATCGTTCAATATCTTTTGAGTCCATTCATTATTTGCTGCTTGGATATTTGCTGTATTTACAATATTTGAATTAATATTGGTTTTATTTCCTTCTGAAAATATTACAGGACTACCTGTCCCTGAAGCTCTTTGATATTCCGCTAGTTGATTTGAAGTAAGATTCTCAAGCATTTTTGTACTCATACCAACATAAGACGATGGAATAGATTGAGCTTCACCGTTGGCTGCTTTGGTTCCATGGACAAATTCATCTAATGCACCCGATCCTGCTAAATCAGCAAGAGCATATCCTACAGGATCTGCTAGATTTGCCTCTCTATGAGCATCACTTCTACCAGATAAACCAATAATTTTCATATTGTCTACTCTTATCATATGTTCCCAATGAGCTTTTCCTGCTGCAGTATCATCCCAAGGTCCCAATCGTATAGTATTTGCTCGTATCTTTTGCCAATCTAATAGAGTATTTGTAAAGAATACTTGTGTACCCCACCTACTATTAATATTTCGCACATCATAATCTTGTTGAATACCCTCTCGCAAAGAAGAAGGTGTAGATATTGATGAAAGAACTGTATCTAATAAAGTAGGCACTCTTACCAATTTACCGTTGACATATTTAAATCCTCCACCACCTTCAAATTCATTTTTTGAGGGTATTGCTTTTGTTGCTGTTCCGTCCGTTGCTGTTGCTGTTGCTGTTCCGTCCGTTGCAGTTGCAGTATTCTGTACATTACTTTCAATAAGTTCCGGTAAATCAACATTTAATTCATTAACTTTTGCTTTATATCCTGCATATCTTTCATTAGCAGCAGCAATCTTTGCATTAAGTTTATTAACTTTCTTGCGATATGCCAGGTATTCTTGGGAATGCACCATCCTATTCCCTCTGAGCGCTTTTTTCTTCTCAGCAGACGGTTCTGGTCCCAATTGTGCTTTCTCTGCTTCTAATGTAGTAATAGTTGATAATGCCTGGCTCATTTGTGCTAAGCCTGATTCAATTGCAGCTCTTTGTGAATCTGTAGCATCTTCACTTATACCTGCTCTCAAGTTAATTGATTTTAATTTTGCCCAAGTTGATATCTCACCATCAACTATTGGTAGTGCTTTCATTAATACATCAATAGGTGGTTTGGTCAGACCAAAAGCATTCTTAATTTCAGTACCTATATCAGAATCGGTTGTATTCCAAGGAATGCCTGTCCATTGAACTCTCCAATCTGATTGCTCTGTTATTTCCTGCATATTTTCCCATAAGTCATCGGTGTATTGTTTAATTTGGCCTTTTTGTGTGTCAGAAGCACCTGCCACTATTTCTTTTGTCAGAGGTCCTTTACCTATTGCTGCTTCTACTTTAAGTATTTGTTTTGTATGCTTTAAAGCTTCACCAGTTTGCTCTCTAACTGCAGCAGATTCCTTTGCACCAAATATCATTTCTTTAGTAATATCCCAAATCATAGCAAACATTCCTGAAGTAAAATCCGATATCAAATCTCTTAATTGTGGCCATACAGTATTAACTAAAGTTTTAAAAGTTTCACTCTCTTTAATTGAAGTAAATAAACCTCCTATTGACTCTGCCAAATTAGCAGCAAAACCCTTTATAGTAAAGTCCTCAAAATCAGCATTTTTAAACTTCTTTGTTAAATCTTGAACCCACTCTAAAACTACTGTTAAACCTTTTACAAAACCTTCTTTATTAGTAGACAACCACCATAATAATCCACCTAGTCCCAATGCTTTCAGCCAATTGGGTTGATTTAATATTTTATTCCAACCTGATTTAATTGGACCAAATGCTTTACCTAATAGACCTTGTTCTTTTTTATTATTATCACCTGTATCAGTTAATGAACCTTCTCTTTCACCTTTATCCATTAAGTCTTGTGCTTTTCGTTGTGTTTCTTCTCCTTGTGCTAACTGTTCCTCATTAAACAATGACATTTGAGCATCCTGTTGGTCATCTTCTGCTTCATTTGCTACCATTGTTGATAGGATTCCTGATGTTAAACCCTTGATTGCTGAAATATCATTTGCCATTCCTGCTAATAATCCTATCAGCATTCCAAATGGACCTACTGCTTCGGGTTCATTCATACTACCAGTACCACCAAAATCCATTTCCATTTGTTGACCGCCTCCTGCCGCAACTCCTCCTGCCGCAAGACTTGAACCACCACTCATACCTTTAGCACCAAACTGTGCAGGTGGTGTTGTAAATCTATTGTTGTTATTTCTATCGTGCCACCTATTAGTTTTTTCATTAAAGTATTTTCCATTAATATCAGGTTGTCCTTGTTGTTGGGCACCTTGTATTTCTCTATCTGTCTCACCACCTGGCATCAAGCCGCCAGCAGCACTACCAATTGCACCGATACCCTTAGCACCCAAACCAACTGCTGTTGATCCTGCATGGAGCATTCCACCAGCTAAACTCATACCACCACCTATCATACTCATGCCACCACCTACTACAGGTGCTAGTGCTGCTGCTAATAGTGCTGGCCATGCCATCTTATCCTATCTCCTCGTTTAATACTTGTTTCTTACTTTCAACGGTCACACTTGATTTACCTGAACTCACATACAACCCAAACCATGCCGCACCTGCACCCACAATTACTGAAATGAATGCTGATTGTGCATTTGTTGGTTCAGGTAATGCCATAAACCATTCTGTTGCTCTGAAAAATGCTAAACCGTATAGACAAATGAATAGTCTTGGAACTATTCGCCATCTATCTACTTGTTCACTTGTTATTGTTTTCATTTTTATCCTTGTTTTGCTTTCAATTGTCTTTCTTTTGCTTTTTCATTTTCTTCCTTTATATGTTCAATCAACATCTGAACATATACTTCCCTTTCCCACGGCATCATATTTTCAATATCACCCAAAGAATAGTTATGATGTTGCATTAACGAAAAGTTGGTTCGATAATAATTCTCCAAGTTATCGTGTGAAAGGGCTACCCGAAAAAATCTTGAAGCCCAAACAATGTAACTTCACTTTCTTTTTTAGTTTTAGGATTCTTTACCTTAATTGTATGTTTCAATTTAGGCATAGTATCAAAAAACTGTTGAACTTTTTGAAACTGGATCGTATTCAGCGATTCAACAAATTCAGTTAATTCTTTTTTAGTCTGATCCTTTGCTTGATAAACCTTTTCACCTTTTTCTTCATATATTTCCTTAATGCAAGCACTTATCACATCTAACATATTTGAAGCATTAATGGTTGTTATTCCACTTTCCTTAAATGAATCAATAGTTGGATAAGTCATAACCATACCCATATCTTTTGTCAATTCAATTCTATCTGTATGTTTGTCATCAACTTGCACTCTAACATCTGGTAAATTCACTTCAACATCAGCATAAGTTTTGTTATCATCCCTGCATAGTAATCGCAGTTTAGAAACTTCTCCAACAGATTTTGACCTAATCTGTAAAAAGATGTATTCAACATCAAACATAGGCATACTGCTTATATTCAATTTATTAAAAGTACATTCTGAAACAATTTGTTTGATTGCTTCAACAATATCCTCATTCTTTCCACTTTCCATTGCCATTAATAAAATCTTTTCTTCTTTTATCAAGAATGGTCTGTATTGTATTTTCTCATCCGTAGATGGGACTTCCAACTCATATGTTGGAGTTGTCAGTTTTGGTAGTGCCATAATCTATTCTCCTTATATTATGTAAAATTATGTATTTCTCCAGTCAACATGCCCTGCTTGACTATAACTATTAATATTTTCCGTTGTTAAATTATACCATTGTCTATATTGAAATTCGCAACTTAATTTAACAATGGAACTTGCTCTGGAATAATCATAAGAAATAGCAGAAATTTGTTCGGGATAAACTTCTGTTGCCTCAATTCCATAGGTAGCGAACCCATCATTATCCAATTGGTATATTCTCATTGAACCAATATAGTCATCATAATAACCTGCTTTATGTGTCAGATTATTAACAACTATTCTCTGCCACATTTCAAGATAGTGCCTTTCCCTTAAATATAAATCCGCATAAAAACTCGCTGTGATTGTTCCCTTGTATCCATGACCAACAGCCACTACTTTTTCTGGACCAAAAGTTGTATGTTCAACAGTTTGTAAATCGTGTCCTGGCATACTAACACTATCACAATGAATATTCATTTGTCTTCCCATAATCTTTGATAGCTGTATCATACTTATAGCATCTTTATTTGACGGTACTGGTGCTGAAACAGGCACAGGAGGCCTATCTCCACCAACAAAAGTATCTCCGGGTTTGAGCTGAACTGAAATGCCCATACCATAACCAGGAAGTCCAGCTGCTAATTTTCCAAGATTGCTTGGTAACTGAATATCAACAGCAAATCTTGCCTGTCTTGCATAGCCTTGTGCTGCTGACATATGAGAAATAAATTCATTAATATC